GAAGGAAGTCGAGCCGAAGATCGTCCATGTTAAGCCCTCGCCGCCCAGCCGACCCAAATGTCGGCATCGCCCTGGCCCCACACCGCAACCTGGTAGCGGCTCAGTGCGCGTGCCCCGACGTTGAATTCCCGCCCCGTCGCCGAAACCAGATAGTCGTTCATCGCCGTCATGTAGATATCTGGCGTCCTGGCGAAATTCACATTCACTGACGTGTATTGCCCGATCAGGCTTGGCCTCACGCCATCCTCTGTGACGAAGCTGCCCAAGGCGCCCTTTGCGCCAACTTCCTCGCCGGAGGTTCGCAGTATCGAGAGGTTCGCGAGATTTGTAATCGTCGCCACGTTGCCCGCATTGGTGACGACGCGCGCGATCAGCATGTCGTCATATGTGCTGTCGAAGTCCCGCGCCAATTCCGCCTTGGCGAGCGGGTTATAGACGGCGTTGGCGATATCCTTGAGCGCGAAACCGTCGGTCGGGTTCCAGCGCAGGTGATAGGTCTTGTTCGCGGCTGTCGCCAGGGTCCGCGCGGGCGCGCTGTAGTCGCTCGTATTGACCGGAAAAATTCCGCGATGCTGGAATGCTACCGCTTCCGGCACGAGCACGGTTCCCGCTCCCGGGCTTGTCACGTTGATCCTGCCGTCGGCCGTCAACACCTCGGGAAAAATCGGCAGGCGAGCCCGCGCCTGCGCAACGAGGAGGTATTGCGAGGTGTCGCCGCCGCCGGTCGCAGCAAGTATCAGCGCCTCGATTGCCTTGCGCACCTGCTCGAGGTCGGCATTGTCCGGCGTCAGACCGGCAAATGCGATCAGGTTGACCAGTTCGCGTTGCGTGAATTCGATTGCTGCCGCAGGTACGATCGATCCTTTGGTCCCCGAACTGCGGTTGCCGTCGATGTAAGGCGCGCCCTCATCCATGCCCGGAGGCTGGTTATACTTCATGGTTTATTCTCCTTGAGGGATCAGGTGTCGGGAAAGAACGGAGCGATCAGGCCCGCGCCGTTTTCTGTAACGATGTGCGCGCCTGTTTCCGTGGTCAGCACGAAGCCGACCGGCAGCGGGGCAAGGCTGAAGACCGGATAGGTCCACGCCGGCGCGATACGGCTGATCGCGCACTCGATCGTGCCTATGTCGAAATCGAGCAGCCTCGTGATGCCGACTTCACCGATGCCGGCCTCGAAATCCGTCGTCGGCAGGTCGTTGAGGTGAACCACCCATTGCAAGTCGAGCAACGCGGACGCCACCTCGCCCTCGCCGCAACCGCTTTCGCCGACAAGAAACGAGACCGGCTCTTCCAGCGCCACGACATAGCCGAGCGAAGCCGCGAGCCTGACAACATCGGCCGGCGTGATCGTCGCAAGCGAACGCACCCGGGCACGCAACACCTTGCGGCGCAGTTCTTCCGATTGCTCCACGCTGACACATGGGTCCGGCAGACCGTATTCCTGCTCCCAGTCAGCCAGGCTGTCGACAATCGTAGAAGGGCGAGATTCCTCGCTGATCCGCCACGCCCGCCTGTAGAGGTCGGCGAACGGCGCCAGAAGCGCGCGGGTCAGGCCCGCCAGTGTTGTCGTGATCGAAGGCGCTTCCCCGTCCGGCGTGCCCCATGCCGCGCCCCGAGGCCACAGGGCAAGGCCCGATGGAAGCAGCGTTTCCACCTCGGGCTCGGAAAGCACGTCCCGCGCGTCGATCACAATGCCGTCGTCGGCCTCGCTGCAATCGACAAGCGTAACCGGGCCGCCATCGGTGGCGTAGTAGTCCACCCACGCCGAATTCACATAGTGGCGCGACATTCCGTCAGACCCACTCGACCGTGCCCAGCACCGGCATGTCGCCGGGCGCAAAGACAACCGCGCCGGGCGGCTCGATCACCGTGTGGCTGGCCTCCCCCGGCGTTGTCGAGATCACCTCGGAAATCCATGCGATCGGCAAGGTGAACGGGTCGCCCGGCAGGCTGGGCCGTATGCGCGACAATCGCGAAGTCGCATCGAAGAACGTGGCAAGGGCGGCCGTTACTGCCGAACGCGTCGCTGCCGTATCCGGTGACAATGCAATTGTCAGGTCCACCGGCATCGCGCGCGGCGCAACCGCATGGAAATCGACGCGGACAAGCCGAAGCTCATCGATATGGACCTGCACGGCATTGATGTCCGCCGGCGTCGGAATCCCGTTCGGTCGCCCTTTGAACAACACCCACGCACCGACCGTGCCGTTACCGTTGGCGAATTTCCGCGCCCAGGCGCACACCACGCCGGGAACATCCAGCGCGAAACGCTCATAGTCCGGCAGCGAACCGCCCTGCGGAGGCGTCCTTTTGCGACGCAAAGCGCGCTGGCGCAGATCCTCGACCGTCTCGATGTCCGCCCCGCCGCCGAGCCCGCCGGCATCGACAATGGCTGTCGTGGCAATATCCGGGTAGACGGAGGGGTCGACAAGGGTCAACACCGCTCCATTGTCACGATTGGTGACCTCGCCCGGCTTTTCGGCGCGGACCTTGGCCGAATAGTTGCCGAGCGCATCCACCACGAATGGCTCCGTGGTAACATAGGTTTGCGCTCCGGAAACGAACCGCACGCCGGAAGGATAAATGACGTTCGGTGCAGCCACGCCCGCAATGCCACCGGTGGCGCCCGCGGCAGGCTTGCGCAGCACCCCGTACTCGGACGCGTGAAGCACCACAATCGCCTCGCTCGTCGCCGATGTCAGGAACAACTGGTTGTAGAGCCATTGCAGCCGCAACTCATACTCGAACGCCAGCAACGACTGAACCTTGCCGATAACGGTGAGCACGTTCTGCTTCAGGCTCGCATCCGTGCCGGGCAGGTATTGGCGCACGGCGCCGCGTACGCTTTGCGAGATCGTCGCCAGCGTGCGAACCGGATAACCCATGGTCTTTTCCCTAAGCTTAAACGTGTTCCCACAAAACGGCGTAGCGCTGCTCGTAGGTCTGCACCCCGTCACGGCCATAACCGGCGACCGAAATTTCCAGCCTTGACTGGGCGCGGATCGCGATGGCTTCAACGTCGACGCGCACGAACACGCCTTGATCGATCAGCGTCTGCAAGGCTTCTCGCGCATAGTCGCGCGCCAGCACTTCGATCTCGGCCGTCAGTGCCCTTCGCCTGAGAAGCCACAGCTTCGAACCGAGCGCGGTCTCCCCTTCGGCGAGGTCGAACGCGTCCCCTGCCCAGCCCCGGTTTGCGTCGCCGTCGCGCAATTCGATCGCGTCAACGCGCCGATCGGTCATCAGGCAGATCAACACGGCGGTCGTGATCGCATGACCGTTGCGCAAGCCACCCGGATTGACCGGATCGGTAAGCCCGGTCAGTTCAAGGTCGCCGATCCGGCCATCCCACATCAAATCCGGGTCGAGCAGTGGCTCTGCCGGACCCGTTATCGGAACGATGCGCATCACTTCACCCAGACCTTGGCCGCGAAATTGTCGGCCTCGGTGTGGCCCGCGCTGTCGATGGTGCCTTGTGCGGAAGCAGGCCGGTCGGCATCCTCGCCGCCGAGCCTTACATTGCCATCGAGCACGATTTCCGGCGCGACGATCGTCACCTTGGTCGAGTGCACGATCCGCAGTTCGGCCATCACCACCGACACGATGTTGCCGGCATGATCGTAGATTGCAGTGCCGCCCTCGGCGATCTGCGGCCGCAAGACGGGATGTTCGCCGCCCAGAATGTAGGCTGCGTCCCTGCGGCCGCGTGTGCCCAACACAACGCCGATACCGCCCTTGACTGGCCAACTGGCAAAGCCGTGCGGCTCTATCCTGTGGGCGCGCTCGAAGCGGTCGCCGGCAAAGCCGCGACCGTTGACGAATTGCTGGCCATCGCGATGCGCCACCGTGCCGTCGAATTCCATCCGGGTCAGGTTGGCGTCAAACATCGGCATCCTCGCGGTAGTCTGGTTCGGCAGTCTCCGGCGCCGCCCATGCATCGCTCGATTTGCCGCGCGGATTTTCGCCGCCAAGCGAACGAGGATCCTTGAGCGTCAATTCCGCCACGGTGCCGCCCTGTCCGTCCTGTCGCAGGTTGACCGCGGCGATGATCATGTCCTGCTCTATCCCCAGCCAAGCATCGTCGACATGGACAAGGAAATTCCGCGTCCACAACTGGCCCGCACCGTCGCGCCAGCCGGGCGTCGTCACCGTCGCCGAAATGCCGTCACCCGCTGCGCGCCGCGCCTCCCAGTCGGCCCGGCGCTTCAAACGGGAGGATGTGCTCTCACCTTCCTGCAAAACGATCAGCGGCCGCTTCCGCTTTGCCGAGCCCCGCGCCTCGACTTCGGGGCGCAGCGCCGACGCATTAACCCCTTCGCTCGCCTGTCCGCGCACCTTGATGGGTGAAAAGGCCTTTGCTCCGCTCAATTGGCCGGACGCCTCGATGATGTTGACGCCAAGCGTCAGACCGCTACCGTGCCGCCCTTCCGGCTTGTCGGCCAGCTTCAGCTTGCCCTGCGGCGTGTCGTGGATCAAAACGCCTTGCGAGCGCGCCTCAGCCTCGATCGTATCGAAAAGGCTTTCGCCCGGCACAACCTTGTGAACGCGCTTCTTTTCGGTCTTCGGCGAACCTTCCACGCCGATGCCGAGCGTATCGAACGTCTCTGCAACCCCGACAAGGTCGACATCGCTCGCCAGCATGGTCGCGTGATCGATGGAGCATTCGGTCGCATCGCAGGTGCGCGAGACGAAGCTGATCTGGTAGACCCTGTCGGTGGCATTGTGCTGCCCGTTTACATCGCGGACGTAGCCCGTTCCCCAGATCTCGCCGGAAACGGTGAGGGTTGCGGCATCATCGGGCATGC